TGAAGCAGCTGCTGCCGAGTCTGCATTCTTGTTGAACGCGAGGTAAAGCTGAGTTGCCGATGAGATCGCAACAGCCGCCGCCATCCCCCAGGGACCCAAAGCACTGGCCATCATCGTGAGGTTATTGGAACCAGCCCGGATAGCTCCGGCCAGTCCAGATGTCCCGTACACGCTCGACATGTCCTCAACCATGTAGATCGCGTTTTGCATCACGTTCGTGTTGATCCGCATAGAACCGGACGAACGATTCATGCTCTTTTCGTACTGTCGGAATGAGGTTTGAGACTTCTGCAGCGTCTTGTTGTAATTCTCAGCCGCCTGTCTGCTTTGGTGCATCGCTTGCATGTACTGCTGATTCTGCAGTCCAACACTGACAGCAATGTCATTCGCCATGATTCATCTCCTTGCTGTCAAAAACGTCCATTCCAGACGGTCACCTGTTGTCCACAGGCCATCTGTAATTGCGATGGTGTCACATACGCTTCATCTGCAGAGTCCAAATCGTTCCGCTCCACGTCAAGCATCGTCCATGCCATCCAATCCAGGTATTTGTCGTAAGGGATCTCGCTTGGCAAATTCCAATAGTCCAACCGATTGACCTTTAGGCCGAGATCCATCCACCACTGCTTCAGGTAATCGGTTCTGAGTTTTTTAGGACATCCTCCAGGTTCACGCTAAGACCGCAGTGGTCCTGAATCGCAACCCGCAACGGAACAGACACTGCCCCATCAAGCTCATTCAGTGAAGCGATGTCCTCTTCGGAATAAACTCGATGTTTAGTGTCTGCATGAACGATGGCCAGCTGGAACAACTTGCCATCGCAGTTGTTCGCGTAAAACTCCTCAATCTCACTCGCCATCAGGCTCTGAATCGGAATCGTCAGATCTTGGATCGTGACCAGTCGGTATCGTCGCTGGTTCCTCTTCAGCAACTCCTGCGGATTGAATTGATTCATTAGCGTTGTCTTTCAGTTTCTGAGTCAGCTTCAAGCCAGCCTGTAAAATGTGAACGGGTTGCTCTGATTCTGGCTTCACACCGTGCTTCTTGAGTCGTTCGCGGATTCGTGCAAACGCCTCTGGATCGATCACGATCGACTGATCATGCTTGGGGTTGCCCGTTGTGTGGCCGCTCAACAGTTGATCGCGACGTGCCTCCAGGAATTCCTGAGAAACACTGTTAAACTCGGGAACAACCGCCTTGGCCTCGTCGTCCGCTGGCTCGCCTTGACCGGCATGCACCAGTAATTGCAGGTTCTGTGCGGAATCAATGTCCAGAACAGTTCCTGCTGGGACTTCGATGAACTGCGGCTCTGTGTAGGGCTGCTTTTGCAGACGTGCTTGAGTACGCTTGTTTTTGTCAAAGGCGGGATTGAGAACTTCCGTGGGGATGGTGACGCGAAGTTGCATGGTGATTCCTTAGTTTTAGTGAAGAAGTGGAATGAATGACGCGCGTTAGCTTGTCGGCAGTTCCACCAATGACTCAGGCTTAATCACAAACGCCTGAACAACGCCATCTTCCATTGTGAATGTCGTTTCCCCTGGAGCGATCGCGGCTGCACTGAATGGAATTACCGTGGTGCCAGAGTCTGCCATGGTCACTGCCCCCGCGACTTCATTGCCAATCGTGAGTGGTGTCTGGGCACATGCGGCAATAAACTGGTGAGTCGCGTTATTCGGGTCGTAAAAATAGTTGCCCGTGATGTCGGCCTGATCCACATAGCCCGTGGCACTCTGGGCGAACGGATCGCCACCCAGCACACGTGAGGCAAATACCAGCGGGTCCTGACCTCCAATCGTGAGGTTGCGCAGCTGTGCGATCGCTGTTAAAACTGCCGAAATGGTCAGCTTCAGCACGGTTGCTTTACTCGGGACAATAGCCATGATGGTTTACCTCGATTTCAGTTTCTCTTTGAGTCTGGTTCGCATTGCTTCAATGGCCTTAGGGATCGCCGAACTGACAGCTGCTCCCACACCTGGGCGGGCTGGCATGCGACCGCGATTTTGGCCCGTTTTCGTTGTTCTCACGGATGTCCCGAGCAGAACGAGGTGGGCGTGTGGGGCGCGTTTCCGGCCACGCTTGTTCACGTTGAAACCGACCTTGAACTGAGGTCCGCGACGCTTACCAGAACCACGCCGGACACGTGTACCCACAGCCTGCTTCATGGGAGTCCGATCGAGTGCGATTCCATCCTGACGAAACGCAGCACGGTTGCGACGTGTCGCCCTGGAGACAGGAGCGTGCTGACGGTAGACCTTGGCAAGTGTCGTGGCACCCGCGCGAGCTGCCGCCATACCAGCGGCCTTATTCGGCTCGTTTGCCAAACGGTCGAACTCCGACATCAGCTCATTGATTCCCTGCACCTTCATGCTCATGACACATCCTCCGCATGAGCCCGGAAATGCACATCATTGATGAACCAGGCATCCTCTTCTGATCCATCATCGTCGGTTTCGTGCAGAAAGTTCGTCATCTGATGCTCGAAGTATTGGAACTTCCAGTCACCCTCTGTTCCGGCATAGGCCAGCAAGCGAGCTTTCACAGCCTTTTCAATGGTGTCGGCTGAGCTGCGGTCCAATGCACAGCACAGGATATGCACGCTGGCCATCCCCGTATCGTCACATGAGGAATCGAAGGTGTTGAACGGCTCGAAGGATTCCAGAGCAACGATGATGGCTGGCAGTGCATCATTTTCGTCCAGCTCGTCAGGACGAACGCGTTGACCAACCAGATCTGTGATGGTCGATGCAGCGAGTAGAATGGTGGTGATCGACGCGTTCATAGCTCGACCTTCCTTTCAGCTTCGATCACGAACTCCTCGCGCATTCCATCACGGTCGACCGCGGATGTCACATTGTACGTGTTGCCGTCATACACCACCTGCCAGGAAGGTTTGACTGCCGTGACAGAACTGCTCCAAATACAGCGGATTTCAATACGCTCAAAACCTTTCTTTTGGCGATGACTTTGATTCTCTCCATAGCCGATCACTTCCACAGCTGCTCGCACCGTGAACTGTGTGGCGAAAGTGTAAGTGACCTGGTTGTCGCTGTTAGCAGAGCGTGTTGGTGACTGACAGGCCACCGAGTGCCGATATCCCAACGCCTTACATGGTTTGCGTGTGGTGACCATGCTTGATCCTTTCGGCGTTAAGGGAGTAATCCCAGCGAAGCTTATTGAGCAGGGGCTCCATGTCCCCACATCCGCAATCGTGGAACTTTTCACGGACCTTCATACGAATGATGCCTTTGGCGATGGCTGGCACATCACTGGCTGTTCCATACCCCGCCACAAAGGTCACAATCGCGGCATCTGGTCTCAGTTCTGTGGATGGCCAGGCGATCCCATCACCAGCTGTGCTGATCCGTTTGGGGAAGTCCCCGTCACTCACGTCATAGTTGCTGCTGGCCCAAGTCTGAAGATCACCAGCCGTGTCGTAATACTGGATGGACGAAACAGACTGAACCGGCGCCAGTGGAATCTCCAAGACATCTTCCGCATTGCACGGAAAGCGGTCGAGCAGCAACTTCCAAGTTGCTGTGAGGAGCTGGAGTCGACAGTCCGCTTCCAGTTCCTCAACAGCAATATCCTGGTACAAATCCAGGTCGTTGTTGAAGTCCATGATGTCGCCCAAGCGAAGCTCTCTACGCAGCTCCGCTGTGGTCACAACATCTCCCGAAGGAGCACTGGACAACTCCAGACGCATGGATCAATCTCGACTAACTGTCTGCGGTGTAGATTGCGGCCCAAGTGGAACCGTCCACTGCAATAAACCGGGAATGGGTTTTGCCTTCGATGGTCACCGCTGCATTGGCAGAACCATCGTTGATGTCGTCGCCAGTAGCCGGATAGACCTTAAGGCCGTTTGTGGCCGTGCTGCTGTAAACATCAATGACCAGTCCGGCCTGTGCCGCAGGAAGCACGACACCTTTTGTTCCATCGGCTCCAGTCACGACGTTGATCGGATTTGTAAGTGCTGCTGCATCACCTTGAGATGATCCAGCCGCGGCTACAGTCGCGACGATTTCGTGGCCGATCTCGAATGGAGCCACTTTGATGATGTCGCCATCTGTCGTCGCTGCTTCAAGCGCTTTGCCTTCAATAATAAAACCGATGTCATCGACTTTGCCATCATCGGCACCAAAGACAATATCACCCACGGAAACCGCACTGGCGGCCACCATGTCCCTGGCACCCGCTGCGGACTTGAATCGAAGGGAGGCTGGGGCACCACTGGCAGCAGCGTTCGTGACCGTTGCGTCCGAAACGTCGGTTGCATCGGCGTATGTGCACTTTCCATCGGCATCGACCTTCACGCGACGATGAACCGCAAGCGATTCGTCGGCGGTAATGGTCAGGTATCCATCGGCAGCCTGAACAGGTTGTGAGATCGACAGCCCGGCCATCACAACCAGGCTCAACAGCAGTGGAATGAGAAAGTGTTTCATGGTATCGCCTTCGGCTAATTGCTCCACGGCTGGGAACAGCTTCGCGAGTCCCCGCCACTTCGCTGAGGTTTACTTGGTCGATTTTTCAGAGTTGGCAGCTTTCGAGTCGGTTGCCTTCTCGGTGCTTTGCTTCTTGGATTCCTTGACGAACCCTTCTTTGGCTGAGCCATCAAGGATCACACCACCACGGCCCGACTGGATGCGATTTGCAATCTCGTCAGAAACCTCAATGACATCACCCGGCTTACCATGTGTTTTGCCAGCGTGATAGAACGATTTAAGTTGAATCTTTGCCATAATGGTGCATCCTTGAATGAAGTAGTCCCGATCGAGCCACGCAGTCAACAGGCAGCTCCGCTGCCGAAATTACTGTTGCTGCAGGTACTTGATTGGTCCGGTTCCTGCATCGATCACACGTGAATCTGTACGCATGAACGCCATGAATCCAGTCTGGTCGCGGTCACGGTAACGCTCTTCCAGGCGGTAAATGCGGATGCTGCGCACGTCACGAATGACGAACTTCTCGAAGGCGCCAAACAGCATGGTTTTGTTGGTGGTCGCCATTGTGGAAGACATGTGCTGATTGATCGTGTACGGCTTGCCGAGCAAGCGGTCAGGAGCATCAGCAGAAAGACCCTCACGCCAGAGGTACTGGTTCTGATCATCCTTAAGTGTGCGGACATGCAGCAGAATGTTGTCATGGAACATCCAGCCGGCACTCGGCAAGTCACGGTAGGCCGGATCCACGGAGTGCTGCAGCTCGAACAGTTCGTCCGCTGCGATTGTGGTGGCGGAATCGGCTGTCACACCGAGGCTCGCACCCGTCACGATTCCCTGCTGCTGACCTACTCCAGATCCTGTGGTGTAACGGGCTGCTGTGAAGCGTCCGAGACGTTCACCCAGCATGTCCGGGATAATCATGGACAGATTAAAGGCTGAGTCTTCCAGGAGTTCCTGAGAGACCAGCACAGCCTTGGATTCCGCCTTGTAGGCTTTCAAGGTCACGGAACCAAAGACCAGGTCTTCCTCATCCACACCAGCATTTTCGGCGATGTCGGCACCAGTGTTGCCAGTGTCATCCACAGTTGGCCAGGGGATATCATTTCCCATGTCCGTCCGCATAATACGGGCCACCTGACGAGGTCCACCGAATTGCAGCAGTGCCCGTTCCAGGTTGTTCATGAACCCCTCGGGAACGAGATACCCACCTTCGGTGGTGGTTCCCACGGATTGAGCACGCGACTCAAACCGGCGATCCACGGCATTAGAGCCACGGAACGACCAGGCGGGCTGAGATCGCTCAAATCCTGATCGCATGGTGATATCAAAGCCACCGCAGTTGGGATTGAACCGCAACTGTCGACAGGCTTCAACGTGACGATCTTCGAGACCCAGAGCGGATTCTGAGCGGAACCACGCCTGAAGAGCCAGCGCACTGGCTTCCTCTTCGCTCAGCCCACCGCCACGGCGTTCACCATGGCGCTGTTCCCCACGATCGCTGTTGCGACCTTCGCCACGATCAAACGGTCCAGGCTCACGGCGTTCGTCATGCTCGTTGAGCAAAGACAGGCGGGCTTCTGTCTGCTCAGCATCGTGTTGCCGTTCAATGGCTGCGACCGTTTCGTCGTAGTCGCTGTTGAGCTTTTCCCAGTTGGTGCGGGCTTCCTGGTCTTTCCAGGAATTCGACTCACTGTCGAAATTGTCTTTGTGGAACGAGCGGATCTGCTCGGCCTGTTTGCGCCGTTGCTCTTGCAACTCTTTGAGTGTCATTTTCGGCATCTCCTTGAGCTGGTGATGCCAAAGCAAAACGGCAGGTCACCAGCAACCATACTTGATGATTGGTGGCGAACTGCCGTGGGTACTGCTCGGTTCGCAAACTTGTGATTGAGATTGAATTATGTCGATGGATGTTGATTTGTCAAGATGAATGATCAGGACATGCTGTGATGCTTGGCCCAACGGTCTTCATTGTCCTCACGGCAAGGGCAGCGGCAACGAATCGTTTGGAAGTTTGCCAGGACGTATCCTCGTTGTATCCATTGGATGTAATTAGTCGTCCACACATGGAATCCATGTAGACCCCATTTCTGGTTGTCCCATTTTTGTATGAATCAAAGAACACAGGACTATTGGCTACAATCTGAAAAAACGTCATTCGCTCCGCTTCTGTTGGAATGGATTCTAATACTCCCGCCACATGTCCAACAAAAAGCAGGTGACCTCGATGCCGCTCATTAAAATCTACGTTGGCTACCAGTTTTAACATACTGTCGACTACATTGTGCGGAAGTGATTGAATGTTATTGCAACTCTGAGAATACCGTTCTCTCCCACGCTGCATGTTGATGTACAGAACAGTCAATCCATCCGTACCCTCTGAACACGAAGCCGCCACTCGTAGTTGTAAAGCGCCGAAATCCAAGCTGGAACAGGTGTCGGCGTGAACAGCATCAATTCGTGTATGCTTAGGCCAAGATGCCAATACTTCATGAAGCTGTGCACAGATCGCAATTCCACCATGGTTCCGAACGTTCTTGACATTGTCAGGATCGACATCAACTGCGATGAGATTGTGATCTAGGAACCCCATGCGCCGGGCAACTTTACGATCTGCGTCGTGTGGTCCCGGAAGGTACAGCACCAACGCTTGCGAAGCGGCAATCTGCCTGCACTTCCTGCATGATCGTCCACGATGTTCAAACAGCATGCAATCGATAATTCGATTCCATGACTTTTCGCGGGCACGGACCTTGTTGCCGTGCGAGTATTCTTTCAAGCCTTTCAATAGAGCACCTCATCGACTTTCAGCATTTTCAAACGAGCTGCAACGCCATCGGCATCATTCACTTTACTGGCTCGCCACTCATGCAATTCCTGCTCAATGGTGGAATGGCCATCGCGGGCGTTGGTGGTGGTTCCTTCGTAGGCGGGATAGGTGACCGGGCCCACGTCGAATAGTCGCACCTCTTCAATCTGGCGGATGTCCCGGTTCTCTTCCTCGATCCAGACTGTACGGGTTGGGATGAAGGCGAACGAAGAACCAGTGATGTCTTTGCGTTCAATCGAGACCAGCGTATCGCGTCCACACTGAGTGTCCGGTGCATCAATCTCGTAGTGCAGACCAGTCTGGTCGACTTTCAATCGGCAGGTGCCTGCTGACACTCGACCCAGAATCAATGAGGAATCGTGATTGAACAGCCCCCGCGCGTCATCCATCTCTTTTATGGCCCGGTCAAAAGCTCCCGGCATGATCCGCTCATAGACATCAGACCAGAGTTCATATTCCGTCTCTGGCTGACCTTCACGGAAGAACACCGCGGCATAACCCTCAATGGTGCGTTTGTCGCCATCGGCACGCACCTGAACGCGTGCGCGGGACTGTTGAGTGTGGCGTCGTTCGAGTTGCTGAGACATCAGTATTGCCTTTCAAAGTTGGTACAGATGGAATCGACGACTGTGGGCAGCTCGTCGGCAGTGGCTGTTTCTGCGGTGCGAATGGACATCATGAACTCGTTGACGAATTCGTCTGTTTCGCACAGGGTGATAGCCTTATCTCGAAAACCGGCTTGGTCGCCATCGATCCATTCCAGGAATGCGTTCGGAGATTTTGTGGCCTTGCGACGAGCGATGGACGTAAGCTCAAACACCAGCCTGCGAATCGATAGCGCACGATCCTCATCGACCTCGCTACTGTCGTCAGCAGGGCCGCGTGGTTGATTGTTCTCGCCCTTGTCATTGCCACCGTCTGATTTTGGCTGCGCTGGCGTTCCCTGCAGGCTGGGGAACTCGTCACCACCCTCAATCGGCTTCATGTTGAGTTTTTTGCGAATCTCGTTGGGGACCATGATTCGGTTGCGGGAGTAGATGGCGAACATCTGCCCCTGTTTCAATCGATCCATCTGAGTGAGGGCATCACGGTTGTACTCGAAGTAATGGGAATCCGCCTGCTGCTGCACACCGCTGAGCAGCTTCGTATTCGCCTCGGATTCAATCGAGCAGAGCCAAGGATCGAGCGTGGTGTCCAGATAACTCTGGTTATCCTCCGAACGGCTGTTGTAGCTCACAGAGTCTGAGATACCGAGACGAGAAGGAGCCATGTTGTAATAACGGGCGACTTCACGCACCGAATCGGCACTAACCTCATTCATTTGCGAGTCAACGGGAGTTGCCTGATTGATCATGAAGTCCACACCATCGCGGGCAATCAGCGTTTTGAACTGGGCGTCTTTCCGCTCGTAAGTCTTGCGAAAACCCTCTTCGACGTTGTCTCCATACGCTTTTGACGACCCCAGAGGCAACTTCAGGACACCTCCCATCCGCCCGCCATGCTTGAAGAACCTGGACGCAAACCCCTGACGAGCCAAGGCTAACCCCCAAGCGTGCCGGGCATGTTCCACCAATCTCTCGCCATCCGTCCCGGTCACGGTAATACCGCGTACATGAAACATGTTCTCCGGGTTGATGCGGTGAACTTCGCCAGCCACTTCGGTGATGTACCAGAATCGTCCGGTTTTGTGATCCATGTTGCAGTAGGTGCGATCAGGCAACAAATGCATCATTTCAAGTGGTTCGCCTCGACCACTACGGGCAATCCACGCATAACCGTTATTCCAGATGAGGGCATGCACCAACAGCGTCCGCCAAAAGTGAAAAGCAGAATAGAATTCACTCGATTGTCGTCGCACAATCTTGAACGCGGGATGTCGTTTGTCCTTTTCCCGCTCATCGTTCTCCAGTCGCTTGAAAATATCGAGCGGGAGCTTCGCCACGTCACCGCTGATCATGTTGACACACTGCCAGACCGCAGCAAGATCCAGTGCCCGCTTTTCACTGACGTACTCACCCGACTCCGTGCGCATGGTATCGCCGAAGATGTCGTACCAGACATCGGCATCTTTCAGGGAGATGTTCGGATTCTCCAGCGCTGATCGCTCTTCCGCGATGCCACCCATTCCAGCAATCCCGGCAAAGGTTCCCAACTCCATTAGACAATCTCCATTTCGTGACTTTCGTAGTATGTCGGAGTTGGCGATTCCTCCGCTGCAATAGCACGGCCCAGAGCCATGATTGCTGCCACAATACCGTCAATCTTTTCAGACGATTTCTGTTTGTCGGGTCGCATGTTTCCCGCAGCATCTTCCTTGATGGTCATGTTCGAGGCCATCCACCTGAGTACAGGGTTCTGGCCATGCACCACCTTCCCTGACAGCACCAGACGCTCAAACTGCTTGCAGGGTGACGCGAAGTTGGCTGTGCTTTGGCGAAACTCGGTCCAGACTTCAAAGGGAACACCTTTGGAAGTCAGCTTCTGCACCAAGGCGGGCGCTGGCCCCCACGGGTCAAAGGCAATATCGACAACGTTGAACCGGTTACAAATATCTGCGATTTCATCGGGAATCATCCCATCAACATCGGCCACATTGCCGGGAGTCAGCGTGATGTGCCCTTGCTCAGCCCAGTGCTTCACCTGCCTCCGATCCTGTGCTGCCCGGTCATCGTGCGGATCTTCTGGCGACCAGAAGAACGGCAGGAATGCATAATTCCCACCATCAAGAGGGAAGCACAGCACAAAAGCGTTGACGTCCCTAGTGGAGGCCAGATCGAGCCCGGCGTAACACTTGCGATGCTGCAGCTCTTCCAGTTCGATTGGCTGGTTGCAGGCATCCCAGGCTGACATGGGAATCCAGCGCACGGACTGCTCTGTCCACTGATTGAGATAGAGTCTACGAAAGGTGTTTTCGTAGCTGGGAGAACGCTGAGCCTTGCGTGCTTCGGTTGCCAGAAAGTCCTCCTGGACACTGACCCCAAGATTCGGATTGGCCTTGTGCCAGATGACTGGCTCGAATGGGTCATCATCGGGATCTGCCGCAGCCAGAAAGGCAAAATACGTCGGCTCATCAAAGTGACCTTCCAGGATCTGGCGAGCAAATTCGTGTTGCTCCCAGCAAATGGTTGAGCGGTCATGGCCTGCTGTTGTGATTGCGAAGAGAAGTGGGTTAGGGCGTGCACCCATGCCGGATAACAGTGCGTCCCAGACTTCACGTGTTTTGTGCGCGTGCAGCTCATCAATCAACACGCGTGAAGGGTTCTTTCCCTGCAGAAAGTTGTAATCTGAGGTCAGTGGTTGCAGGACACCGTTGTTTTGTGGGCATGTTGACGAGTTACGCCAATGCTCCACATATCCACTCAACTGAGGAGAGGGCCGGACAGACTTTTGCGCATCCCGGAACACCAAGGAAGCCTGCTCTCGTTGGGTCGCTGCTGAATAAACCTCGGGCGCGTTTTCACCATCGGCCAGCAAGCCTTGATTGGCAAACCCCGAAGCCAGAAACGTCTTGCCGTTTTTTCGAGGAATCTCGCAATACCCAACACTGAACCGTCGTTTTAGGCCGCCCTTGCAGTCACGCTGCCAACCGAAAATGGGAGCTATTATCAACTGCTCCTGGAAGGGTTCCGGATCGAACCGCGTTCCCGCCATGTCACCTTTCCAGTGGTACAGCAGCTTGAAGAACGCCACGCACCGCTGGGCTTCATCCTCATCCCAATGGAGCCCGTTTTTGCCTTCATTCTCCAGGTCGTGAATCTGCCTGTGGATGCATAGCATCTCTAGTTTCGACTTCGGACGTTTGGAATTCCGTAGCCGTTCGAGAGCTTTCAGTCGGGGCGCGACTCCCTTTGTCCGCCGTTTGCGTTTGGGCATTATCCGAACTTCAGGATCTTGGCGACCTGTGTCTCCTCGTCGTTGGGGTCATCGACGTGGGTGGTGAGGCTTGTGCGTGCTGCCGGAGATAGACCGAACTTTGTTAGCACGCTCGTGATTTCCTTCCAAGCCGCAGACCGCACATCCCAAGCAGGATTACGCTTACGGACTGTGTACTGGTTGTTGTTTGTGCCGCGGATCTCATCGATGACGATTCCGTTCTCGCGCAGATCTTCCTCTGCATCCAGATAGTGCTCCCACGAATCAGCAGCAATCCGCAGCTGCTGGCCATCAATCTTGGAAATGAGTCCCGCATATTTCAGGTTGGCAACAATCACTTTCCAGAAAGCCTGAGCCTTGGGACGCAGATCCGCTGGCATTGGAGGTTCCGACACCGGAAGCGTGTCGTCCCCGTGTCGGCTCGCCTTGTAGGTGCCGTTTTTCTTGTGCTCGCTGACTGGCTTCCTAGGTCGGGCCATAAAAAACGCTTAAAAGTTTCGCACCAAAACGTGCGCGGG